TTACAAGCTACACCCGTACTACCTGAACCCATTGTAAAATCTAATACTGTTTCATTTTCATTTGTATAGGTTTTAATTAAGTATTTCATTAATGCAACAGGTTTTTGTGTTGGGTGCTTCCCACCTTCTCCACCTTTAAATGGTGTTGCAAAATATTGTATTGTTTTAGGGTAACCTTGTGTTGTAGGAATTTGTCTTGTTACTTTTTTAAAATCTCCATAAACATTGACCTCATTATTGTCTCCGCTTTTTGTTCTTTTATCTATATATGTTTTGTCTATCATTTGTGGGTTGTATGTGCATTGACTTCTGTAAAATACGCATATATTTTCGTGCTGCCGCATTGGTTGTTTCTTAGAGTTTAGATGTCCTGTTGCGTGTGATTTTTGCCATATCCACTCATATTTAAAATATTTAGGATTACTCATTATTAAAGCACTTGTAAATGGTTGTGAACTATTTAATACTATTGCTCCATTTGGTTTTATAATTCTATTTAGTTGTTCCCACATTAACTCAAAATCTATAACACTATCCCATTTACAAGCAGTCGTGCCGTAAGGAGGGTCTGTTATTATAGCGTCTATACTTCCGTCAGGTATTGACTTCATTACTTCTAAGCAATCACCTTTATACAGTTTCATTATGCAATCTGTCTAATTCAAAATGTAAATGATTAATAGCTTTTCTTATATCCTCAACTCCTCCGTCATTATGCTTGTTCTTACTTCTCAAAAGATAAGTTACTGCTGTTCCTATATTGTAACTGAGGTCAAAGTTGCTCACTACATCTTTAGCCATATAGCCGTTCTTTCCTTTATAGTAATCAGGCACTTCTTGTAATTCAATTGGTGGCATAGTTTCTAGGTTTTTAATTAGTTTATCGTTCTGTGTCATTAGTTAATATTTTTAAAAGTTGGTGCGGTGTATATATTCTGCTATCTCCGTCATAGTTTTCAAAGATACAAGTAAAGTTGTCCTTCTCCCAAGTCCATAAAGATTTAACTCCTTTATCAATATGTTTCTTTAATACCCATTTAATTGTTTTGTAAGTTCTTTCCATATCTATTGTTTTAGCTATATTCTTTATAAATCTTTTTTATTCCATCAAAGCAAGTTGAAATACAAGAGCCACAGTTTGTTCCTGTGTTATAGTTACTTCCTGATATTGTATTCCAAAGCTCTATCATTTTCTTTTTGGCTGTTTGGTTCTTAGCCCTTCCTGTTTTTAAGTCTTCCCAAATAGCTAATACTTCTTCAACTATTTCTAAAGGAAGTTGCTCAGGTATTTCCACCTCTGTTTCTTTTCCCCAATACTTCTGTTTGCATTCCATTGGTGCAAGTCTAGCTTTCACTTTCATAAAACAGCCACAAGCTTTACAAGTTCCTGTTGGCTTGAAGTAATAGATACAACCCTTACAGATAGCTATTCTATCTTCATAGACTTCAGTTGATACAAAGAACTTATTCATTCAATTCCTTTTTAAGTATTTCCCTTACCTTATCTATTGTAGTAAAAAGACTGTTCCTGCTTATTCCTGTTTTCTTTGCTAGACTATCTAAAGTTTCTCCTGAGTAATACAACTCAAATATCTTTTTATCGTACCAAGTTTGCTTATCTAATACTTTGTCAATTTCTTCAAGCTTTTCCCATTTGTAATTGTCTTCTGTTTCTTCAGGTAAGTTATAGATACTATTATGAAAAGCGTTCTGACTACAGCTTGTCATATAAACCCCTACTAAATTTGTGTAGTATTTTTTATACTTATAATAAAAAGGACTTCTTACACTTGTCAAGCTTCTTTTCAATACAACTGCTCCATATCCTTTAATTCCTTTTAAACCATCTTTTTCATATATATCTTTTAAAGTCTGAGGGTTCATTTGTAGGAAGTATATCATAAGCTCCTGAACTGCGTCATTAATAGCTTCTTCATCTTGCGTTATACCATAACACATATTTCTAAAGAAAGAACTTAGCTTTGATATTTCTGCATATATCTCAGTCATTTATTTGTTCTAATGCGTCTATTTTATCTGTTACGTCGTGTACCATTTCATCTAAGACAGTTTTATATGCTCTTAGTGTAGCTGAGTTGCTTTTTGTTTCAAGTCCTGCAAAGAACCCATTAGTCGCTACTGATAAGTTAATTGGAATAATCATTAGCCAATCGTACCAATTGTTTTCTTTAACTCCTTTGCCATAATTATTATGATATTCAACTATGATTTCAACTACATCTAAATAATTATTGTATTTACTCTTTGTACTTACTTCTTTTGAAAACTCTGTACACATTAAAATATAGGTTTCTAATATGTTCTTATGTTCCTCACTTGCGTATATCGGTTCTATCATACGTCAAACTTAATAAAAAAGTTTACTCAATTCCCTTTTCTTTTTTTAACTTATCAACAAGTGATTTGTAATAACTTATCTTTTCTTCATATTCAACACGACTTATCTTTAAAGTTGTTCTAGCTAAAAATTGTAATTCCTCTGCTTTACCCTCTCCATACTTCCCATCTAATGCTAGACTGAACTTATACTGTTCTCCCCAAGCATAGACATTACACTTAACACATTGCACCTGACAATTCTCCTCATCAAATCTTGTAGATAAATGTTTCCTACTTTGGAAATGTCCGTTCTGCATACCTTCTTTATAGTGCCTGACTATTCCACAAGTGAAGCATTGGCACATTCCGTATTCGTTTGCTTCTCTAAGTCTAATGTAAAGACTGAACCATTTGTCAAGTTCCTTTTTTAATTTACTGACTGTCTTCTTCAATTCTTATTAAGTTTTTAATTAATACTTTAACGAGTTGTTCTTGGTCAAAGGTGCTTCCTTCCCTTACTTTCCTACCACCATAATAAAATATTCCCTTCAAGTTATTTATTCTTTCATATACAATAGCATTATTAAAAGCCCAAATAATTGCTACAGGTTTACCACTACTGACTTGAAGCTGTTGTGCTTTGACTATCTTTCTCATAGCTACAATAACATCTTGTTTGTCCTCTATGTTCTTATGAACTCCTTTTACTTCAGCAAAGCCTGTTATCTTTCCTTTGTTATAAAGGACTGCGTCTATATGAGCGTATTCCTCGTGTGAACCATAAGTCAAATCAAAGTGATTGCAAAACTGCTTTAAGGCTTTGTTCTGTCTTTCTCTATGTTCTTTTCGTTCAAATTTCATTTTCAAATAAATTATTTTCAATCAGACTTAATCTTCTTTTTGTTATATTATAAGCTGTCTTAGATATATCACACCCTATGTATTTGTAGCCCAACTTACTTGCAACTGCTAAAGTTGTTCCTGTACCCATAAAAGCATCAAATATAACTTCTTTGTCTGCTGTAGTTCTTATAATATTACCTATAACTTTTTCAGGAATTTGCGTACAATACTTTTCTTTTTCTTTGCTAACATTTTTTACTAAATTTATATTCCACCAATCATACAATTTAACTTCTGAATTAACTCTTATATCATCAGGGTTTTTAGGCTTCTGTGTTACTTTTGTAAAATCAGGCTTACAATTAAAAAACGCTATACTTCTATGCTGTTTTCCCATATTGCTATTATACACCCATTGCACTACTTTTTTAGGCACTCCCATTGTCGGCACTATATATTTTATAATATCTTCTATGTAGTGTATAACTACTAATTTAAAACCTTTAAAGTTTTCAAATAATTTTAAGTAATCTTCTTCTTTTAGATTGTCTTTATAACTGTCATATTTCCAACCTACATTGTAAGGCGTATCTATAATTATTAAAGTATTATCTTTATCTAAGTCTGTAATTATTTCTCTAAAATCTTTATTGTAAATCATATTTCATCTTCAAACTTAGAACAAAAATAAGCTTCTAAAATACAAAGTAAAATTATTATTGCCCATACGATTGTTAATATCTTCATTTTATATATGTTCTAAACATACAGGACATAATTCATTATCTCTAATTTCTTCTGTTATTTCTACACCACAGCAAGTGTATTCTATTTCTTCTTCTAATATTTCTAATATTACTTTGTCTACTTCTTCAATGTTTGATAGTTCGTTTTTTTCTTTCATTTTATTAATTTTATTGGTTCTTGATACCATAAGGTCTTTCCTTTTGGCTTTCCTAATGTATGAACTTCATAGTAGGCATTGTCTACTAACTTTTTCTGAGCATATACCCACTTGTAAAAGGTTCTAATGTTTAAAAAGGGTTCATCTTTTCCAAATCTTACTCCCTGCCTAAATGCGTCCTGAACTTGGTTAAAGGTCATATTGCCAAAACGCTTTTCTTGTATTAAGTCTGCTGCAAATATCTTACTAAGACTTGCCATAGTTTGAGGGTCTGATTTATGCCCTATTTCAACTGCTGTCTTAGCAACTAAGTCT